GTAATCACCAGGTGTACCTGTTACTAACAATGGACTTTTTGTATCAATATCAATTGTAGTATCTGTAAGCACATCATATTTCTGTGTGCTAAAAAATCTTACAGGCTGTGGACTAGTAATTAACAAGTCTGGTGTAAGTTCAAACTCTAATGTATCTCTGCTACGAGTGTCACCAAAGTCGCCCATTCGCACTGCCCATTCTTCATATAGTTCACCTGTGCTATCTCCATCAAACAAACCTTTGTTTTTTAAGAATGCATCTAGTGCATATTTTGTACCTTTGTACTTGTATGTGCCTTTTACAAACTCAAATAGTGTATCATCATCAAGGTCTAAATCTTTTGCCCATGTAGGCTGATTGTATCCAATATTAAATCTAGCAACATCACTTACTTGACTGTTTGCGAGTGTTTTAGTTCTGCCCAAGTATTGATCTGTTTGCTCAGCTACTGTATCAAAGTTTGGAATAATAGTATTATCATTAATAATAAATCCAGGGCTATAAAATTTTCCGTTCCATTCTTTTGTTCTACTACCATTCCACTGAATACGCTTGTGTCTTTGACCAATGCTTGCATCATAAATTGTATCATCAAAATTTGTTGTGTTGTCAAATACAATTAAATGTTCTACACTGGTCTTGTACAATCTTAATCCATATATTTGTGTAGTTGTTTGTTTTACTTTAAAAGTTGTGTCGCTGTTTGGTATCATTAAATTTCTATCAATGATTAAATCATTGCTGTTAATTTTTTTGCCAAGTTTATCGTTTATATTAAACACACCATCATACTTTGTTTCTAAACTATCAAAGTATCCGTCAGCTCCATCATTGACAATAATTTTTGTATTATCAGGAATAATGTAGAGTGTATCAGTTGTAGTGCTTATTGCATAGTTAATAAAGTTAGTAGCACTACCTCTCCAATTTTGCGTAAAACCTTGTGTTGCAAGATATTCACCATAGCCTAATATAAAACTATATACTTCTTGCATTGTTGTAAAAATTGTGTTATAATTAAGAATACTTTTTACAGTGTTATACTCACTGTACCTAAATATTTCAACAGTAGTAAATGGCTGTTTAATTGCCGAACTAGCAGTATTAGGTGCAAAATATTCAAAATACATTTTGCTATTATCATATCCATTTATTTTATAACCATTACTTACTTTATCTATTTTAATACCACTTATAAAATATTCAGCTGTAGGTTTGCTGTTGAATAAAATTGTTGTAAAGTTTTCTTCTGGTACAAAAACTCTACCTTTGTCTTGACTGCTTTCTAAGATAAACTTTTGATTGTTGTTTACAAAACCGCCAGCTCTAACTACAGGATTGTAGTCCATACTCTTCATTCTTGTTTGTATTGTGGTACTGTTTGTTCCCAATGATTTTGCATATTCAACCACAGCGTTTTGTAATCCACCAAAGTATCTTTTTGGTGATTCAGCAAGCACTGTTTCTAATACTGCTGATCCACTGCTTAGTGTGAGCTTGGGATTGTTATAATAGTCTTTACCAGCATTTGTAACACTAACACTTACTATACTACCGTTTTGTACAAATGCAGTAAGTATCGCACCACTACCAAAGTTATCATTAATTACAATAGTTGGAGCACTGGTATAACCTGTACCACCATTTTTAACTATAACGCTTTCAATTATTTTGCCAGTTTGTAGTACGCCACTAACACCTGTAGATTTAAAGTTGGTTAGTTTACTATTTTCAACACTGTAAATCTGAGGCTTATCAAATGCGTTTGAATCTTTTATTGATCTTTCATTTATTTTAAAATAATTATTAACAGCAATTAATGGTCTAGTTTTAGCAAGAGATAAAAATTCAACTATCTTATATTCTGGACTACGTCTCCATTCTGCTTCTACTGGTCCCCAATCTCCGTATACAAAGTCTTTTTGTCTATCTGTTACAGTTGGTGTAGTAACAATATTAGCTGTATCTGGATCATTTAACACACCAGCATTAGTAACTAAGGTATTGTTTGTCCAATCATAGTTGTCATAGCTATAGTTGATGTCAAAGTTATTATCAACGCTTGGATCGTTTACTTTACCATACCTTAACGCTGTAATCAATGCATTGCGTTTTGTAACATTTGTCCAACTGTAGTATGTATCCCACCATGTTGGTTTTTTATTATGACCTAACATTTCCCACGGATGGGTGTGTGGTCTGTCTGTATTAAAGAAATGATGATACAATCCTCTCCAGCCGCCGATGTTTGGAGCAACACTGCTATAGTTCCAAGTAAACTTATCTGCTCCACTGTAGTAACTGGTGCCTTGTAAATCAGTATAATTATTTGCTACTTTCCATTTATTGAATTCGCTTACAACTGAATTTTGTATTTGTGCTCTACTATATCTATTTGCCCTGTGTGCGTTAGGCATATAGGTTTTAATATTTTCTATATTATCCAATGTTGCATTTAGGTTGTTGTATATTCTACACTCTAAGTCAAATATAGCGGCATCAACCGGATCATATCCAGCTCTGCTTCTATCATAAATTTCTGTTCCGTTGCGTACATGTATGCTTCCGTCGTGTCTAACAATAACACTGGTTGTAGCTGTACCATTGCTGGCTTCACTGTAGTCTGTTCTCAGTTCAGGTGTATAAGGTCGTATCAGTCCTAGCTTTACTGCACTGTTTGGAACAAAACTTACGCTATCTCTTTTATACCATCTAATATGTGTTTTTGCTACACCACTTGCAGGATAGGTTACTGTGCCTGTGATAGTAACTTTGTTACTTCCAATTGTATAGTCTATGTCTTTTACCAATGCTCTCCAGCGTAGGTTGCCTGCACCGTCATCATCTTGTACCCATACTTGTACATGATTAGATTTATCGTCATATGTGTTTACACTTTGTGGTAAATCAAATACTTTGGTCATTGTGGTTTGAAAACTGTAGTCTTTGCTTTCGAAATCTCTGTACATTGCCATATCGCTTTGTGCAAACTCCATGTCTTTGTTTTTACCAAGATTCATTTCTTCAAGTATCTTGTCTACCATTTGATATGTGCTTTTTGTAATATCCAATGATTTGTGTATTTGTACTGCTTTTGTGGCAAACTTCTTTAAGAACATGCTGTAGTGACTGCTTGCATGTTTGATACTGGCATACAAGTTTGTATCTGTATCCATAAGCAATTGATTGAGCAACTCTGTTCCATAAGGTTGTTGTCTAATTGTTCCACCAAATTCATGTACATGTGGAATATTTCTATAGTTGTTGGTTCCAAAGTATGCACCAGTAAATCCTGGAATGCTGGTCATTTGTTGACGCATATGTTCTATTAAGTCACCAAATGTAATGTTTGTAAAACTATTGTTTTGTGGATTAAGCAGGTATGTGTCGCTAGCCTGTTGATGTCCTTCTGCTGAATCACTGTAGGTGTTGTGTGTATAATATTCTACTTCGTAGATATCATCTACTGCTAGTCCGCCATTTATAGTTAATAAATTGTTGCTTAATGTATAGTTACTACTTTCTTGTCTGTTTCTATATACTGTTATGTTGGTGTCATTTGCAATTGTATTGAAATAAATTACGCCAAAACTGTTTGGGTATGCAGATAATCTATACTTGATTGCAGTTACAGTTGGCGAAGCAACTACTATTGTAAAGTCGTTTCCACTACCTGCTGTACGTGTCAGTCCACTACCAATTGCAGTACCGTCCATGTTTACAAATTCAACTTCTGATTGATTAAACTGTGTTGTTATATTATATGTTGTATTTGTTGCAAAAAACAATTCAGGAAGTCTACCATTAACATCATTTAAAATATTTGTTAGTCCTGTGTCTTTTTGTGTTTTAACATTGATATATGCATCACGCTTGAACATTGTAATATGTCTGTCTGTTGCAAAATCAGTATAGCCCAAATCAAAAACCATTGTTTTGGTACTGTTCTCAGTTGTAACTGTTTTACTAATTGTTCTCTTGACAGGCTGTCCATTTCTTATTATACTCCAGCCATTGTATGCAATTCCAGACAAATCTCTGTAGTAATATTGACCTTGTATTTCTTGATTAAGACTACGCAATCCGTCACTGCTTACTTTTGTATATGTAAATCTAGTGCTTAAGAATGGCATGTAGAAATTTAGACCTGGGCTGTTTCCATAATCTGCATAGCTTGGACTAAAACCTAATGCTTCGTCTTTTGCATTAGAATCATTGTGTACATAGTCAAATATACATGCACCTACAAAATTATTTTCTGGATATGTATTTGTATTACTAAGTATTACTCCATTTATGTCATAGAGCTCTGCAAGCATACCTGCACTTCTGTGTGTCTTTTGTTGTCCATAAACCCAAACTGTGCCGTTGTGATACCATTCACTGCCTCCAAATGGTTTTGCTTCTTCACCATCGTCAAACTTTGTAGTGTTGAATGCATTTATAATAACAACTTTATCATTTGCAACTATACTAGTACTAGCTGGTCCAAAAATTTCTGTAAGTGTAATTGAACTGCCTACACCACCTACTCTAAATATTTTTTCATTGTAAGTTGTATTAGCATTTCTTAGGAACAAAATACTATCACCATTCTCAAGCTCTTGTGGTGTTATTTGTTTCCAATATTCATAATTCTCACCATGTATAGGATTTCTAGCAGTGGTGTGATTTTTGATACATTGCCAGTAAGTACGTTTTGTATTAGGCGAAGTGCCAAGGTCTACATAGTATTGATCACCTACTTCTGAACCTCCGACTGATTGTGTCCATGCTGTATTAATACCTGTTATATTCCAATCATATGCTGTTTGACCTACGATTGCTGTAGCAGGATCGATTGTATTGTCTTCAATCAAATACGTTACATTTGCAATATGTCTTTTACCAAAGTTATATTTTTCAATACTAGCTTTATATTCAATGATTGGTCTTACAGCTCTTACGCTGTCTTTTAAATAATCAGTATCAACTAAACTTTCAAATGTTATAATTGCTCTTGCAGTATCTTCATGTACCCATAAATTACTTCTTGCCCAAGCACTTTGATCTGCTGAATATCTTTGCTCAACTACATAATCTCTTGTAGTCATTTTATATTCTTGTAAATCAAATGGTCTAAAATCAAAACTGCTTGCTGTTTCGTCAAACCCTGTTGGTTCTTGACTACTGTAAACTGTATGATTTATCCAAATTCTATCACTGTAACTGCCTTCTACTTGACCACTTGTGAACTGTTTTGTAAGTTTTATACCACTGGCTTCGCCTACACCATCAACAATATAGATATCACCTACTGGATAGTTACCACTTGTACTCTTGGAATAAAATGTGTGTATTTCAATTTCATCTGTCAATGCAGGAGCCGTTGCGAATGTAACTACACCAGTTCCACTGTTATATGTATAATGTGTTGTTAAAGTTTGTAGTATATTGTTTTTGTAAACTTTTAATGTTTGAGCTGTGGTAACTGTAGCACTAAATGTTGTGTTGCCTGAACTGGTTTGAGTATACCTATCAATCTGTGTTGGCATGAATCTAATACGCATACCATTCTGAAGTGCTAGTGTATTGCTTGTACTTAATGTTGGAGTTGTATAATTGACTTCTCCAATTAAAGTATCAATATCAATTGTATTTGTTGTAGTTGCTTTAATACTTGCAGGAGGTAGTGTATCCAATAACCAAAAATATTTGTGATAGTTGATAAACATATCATAGTTAATCGGTAAGTCTAGTGTATAACCTTTTTCGTCTAATAGCTTACTGTGATTGTTTACATCAACTTCGTTGTACTTTAGTGTATTAATAAAATCACTGTATGGTAAAACTTGTGTAATTGCATTATTATTTGTTTCATCTTTGTTTACCAAAGCAGGTACAAACTGATAATTATCTTCTGTTCTGTCATCATTGATATAATTTACGCTTACTGTGTCTTTGAAAAATCTCTGTCCAATGTAATTTTTGATAGGTTGTAAGCTACCTGATGAAAGCAACTGTTCTAGTGTTGTATCTAAAAACTGTTTGTTAACTTCTGTTTGAAATACGCTAGGCAATAAACCAGTGATATCTCTTGTACCAGTAAATTTTTTGCCAGCACCTGGAGTTGTAATTAACGGTGCTACACTAGGATTTGCTTTGCGTTCGCTCATTAGTATCCACTCCCCGAACTACTGCTTCCGCCGCCTGTTACACTAACACTTGCACTTTCTGCAATAGTTGTACTGTTTCCTGTTACACTGTTTGCAACAACGATATTATTTGATTTAACTACTGGTAAAAATAACTCGTCACCAAAACTTGTAATTTCAAACAAGTCTCTTGCTTCTGTATCACTGCCTACTGGTTGGATTGTTATTTGACTTATCTCGCCTACTAGATTATTGTGTATGTAAGCCGCCATTTCTGTAAAGTAAAAGTCTTCACCAAAGTCCCAATTGTTAATATTAAAGTAAGCATTGATAAGTGATATTACTCTTTGCTTAACTTCAGTATCGCTCAGTGTACTGTTACTGGTCTTTGTAACATTAAAACGTGCTTGCAATTCACTACTTGCTAAATCTCCAAACAGTATTTTATATTTTACAGGTCTGTAAATTACCTGGTCACTGATTGCTTTTTTACTTTCTAAACTTGTAAACAGATTTGTAAGTTCACTAATAGTAGGAGGGTTAGGTTTAGTTTCACTTCTACCATCATAGTTTGCCCATGTTCTAAAGTTACTGTCATAACTGTTAAGCAATACATAAGTGTCTACAATATTTGTTACTGCTGGGTCAATTAGATTGTATATGTCACTAATTCTATCATACTGCATGTGCAAGTTTGCTTTACCATTTACAGTGGTTGTTCCGCTTGCATCATATACTGTATAATCGAATCCGTCAACTGTTTTTGTACCCAACTTAATAGTTTGTCCAGCAAGTACTTTGTTAAAACTTTCTGGATCAGTTGGGTAATCACTATTATCAGGATCAGCAACTGTTACTCTTACATTATGAGGATCTGTATAACCATCTTGATATGTAAAATATCCAAATATATTAAACTTATAATTCTTACCTAGTGGTGTTGCATTTGTATCAGTAGTTTTATTCATACTTAAAACTTTAATACAATCTCTTTGTGGCTTTGCTGTTTCACTGCTGAATGTTTCATTAAAATTTAAATTACCAAACTTTAATTTTTGTGTACTTCCAAAAACCATTTGTGTTCTTCGTGTAAGTACTTCCCATTGTGTTGAGCTGTAGTTTAATCTTATCAGCCAACTGTTATCTCTTCCTGTAGCTGTATTGTCTGCTTCATACTGTCTACTCCATTGAGTTGCTAAATTGTTTGCTGTAGTATTAGCAGGAATATTTGCTGTTTCAATTACTTTCCATTGCTGTGCATTAGCATCATATCTTAGTGCGAAACTGTTCTGTGCATTTATTTTACTGACTACATCTGCTTTTGTAGTAGCATCTAAATCAGTGTTTATTACAGGAACAATTCTGTTTACTCTTGCACCTGCATTAATTATACCACTTAGTACTACTGCACCTTTTCCTGTGTTGTCTAAACCAGTAGGAGCACCTGAACTGTCATCGTCTCCAATTCCATCTTTGTACAGTCTATCAATTTTAATCCATTGTGTTGGAGCATCTGAAACTGTGATAGTTGCTGTAGCACTGCTACCACCTCCACCTGTTAGTGTTACAATTGTATTTGCATCATATCCACTACCACTATTGTTAACAACAATATGACTTACTGCACCAGATTGTATTACTGCGGTAGCTGTTGCACCTGTTCCACTACCACTAATAGTTACAGTTGGAGCACTGGTATATCCGCTACCACCTGCTACTTTAGTAATTGCACTAATATAACCTGTTTTAAAAGGTGTACTAATAAATTCTACTAAGCTGTTTAAACTTGCTTTTTTCAAACTGTTTGTTTGTGTTAGTCCTACTCTTTGTACATAAGCTGTGCCACCTGTGTTGTATGTAAAATATCCACTACAACCATTGGCGCCTTTTGTTACTTGATTCCAACGAAATACATTTGTTTCATCATTTAGTGTAGAATTTACAACTGTAATTCCATCAGTTGTGTTATTAAAATCACTTTGACTGTTATACCCAGTACTGGTGTATCCTTGTCTATTGTAATAAAAGTTTTTAAGTTCAGGATTGCTTAACAAAGGTTTGATATGTAAATCATAAATTTGTGCACCTGTTAATGTGCTAGGCATACTGATTAAACTTCTGTTGGTTACATTGTTTTCATAAACATATCCGTCATCTGTATACTGCGTTGCATCATTGTATGTTGCTGTTGGATCATATATGTCTCTGAATCTACTGTGTCCGCTGTGTACTCTATTAATACTTTTAATTTTACTAATATTTTCGCTGACTGTAACTGGAAACAAACTGTAATCATCTGCTGTTACCATTCTATCCTGTGTGCTGAAGTATCTAGGAGCATTTGCTTTGATACTTGCAATACTTTCACGTTCACTTGCATTAGTAACATTCGACTTCAAGCTACAGTTAAATGTCATTGAGTACGTGTTTCCGTTAGCACCAATATATTCAGTAGTCAAGTTAACAGTACTAAAGCTAACTGGCTGTAGTGTATAAGTTAAGTTTAATCCTGTTCTGTACCATACTCTGATTATTCCACGTGGAATATTGCCAAAATTACCATCACCAAATACAATACTGATTTGATCATTTTCTCTGCTAGCAATAGTATAGATGTCTCTTATGTTGTTTGACTTTGCATTGAATATAGTATTGTTGCCAAACTGCTTGTCTACCCTTGTCCAGCTTTTTTGTACACTACCAACTTCGTCAATTGTTTGTACCCATACATTGCCACTTGCAATATTATCTGTATCAATATCTAAAACGATATTAGGAATGCCTTCAGCAATTGTAAAGTCTTGATATTCTAAAGCACCTTGTTTAAAGCCTACAAAGAATCCTGTGTTAGCACTTGTATTACCGCTGTTATCATTTTTGTATAATAAATCTACAACACCATACGGATCAGGTGATTTCTCTTCTAGTGTTTTATTTGTTGTGTTTGCTTTAACACTGTGAAAACTAAAAGTTGTACTTCTGTTGTTTACTAGATTTTGAAAGTTGCGTACTGCAATATTTGCTACACTGTTGGTTCTGTATATTTCGTTACTAACACTACCACTGCTGAATTTACTAAATGGACTACCAAACTGACTGCTTGATTGAAATATTGCATTCATTATTGTTAAAAAGTTTTGGTAGCTATTAGGATCTGTACTATCATCAAAATTAACACTAACATTAGCAAGACTTGTTCCGCTTGCATCAAATACAGGTTCATTTGTTTTTACACTATCAATTTTTAAATAACCACTAGCAACTACGTTTCTTGTTGGAGTATATCCTAAGAATTCAGCAATACGTAAGGCGCTTTCTCTGCGTTCTGCTGTACTAAGATAGTTTTCTCTACTTGCTAGGTCTGCTCTAAATGCTAGGTTGTGACCTAAAAATGCCATAAGTTCTATTAAACTTACAAATTCACTTGAATTGATCCAGTCATTGTAATTCTCTGGATAGTTGTTGTTAATGTAGTCAACCATTGCGTTTCTTATGGTTTCATAATCATACGCCTGGAAGTTTGCTTCGCTGAAACTTTCGTATACAACGCTAAAATCTTCTGCGGCAAATAAACTACTTTGTCTTGCGCCTTGTGCCATTAGTTCTGCTCACCTGTATATGTAAGAAACAGTTCTTCTGCTGTTCCTGTATCAATGTATTCTAGTCTAACACGAACTTCTAAAGAATGTTCGTCTGTTTTGTTAAGGATAGCTTCCAAGTATCTCCATCTTGGATCGTTGTTTACAATATCTGTAATATCTTGCAAAGCCTCGTTTTTTGTTCTATTATCCAAAGGCTCAAAAACCAATTCAGGTAGTATGCTACCAAACTTTGGATTCATCACTCTTTCACCTTTACGTGTTTGCAAATGATTCATTAGATCCCTCTTGGCAATATCAACATCTTCAAGACGTTTACTGCCCGTTATTTGATCTACACTGCTATATCCTATATAAGTTACCATACTAATATTTATTGCAAAATTAACTACTCAGTTTATATTTTTACTATAGTTTCAATGAAATCATCAGTTTGTAACGTTTTGGTGATTGAAAGTGTAGTACCACTAACTGTAAAGTCAAATAAGTGTTGTATAATGTCTCCATTTACTATTACTTGTAGCTTTTCTACTGGTGTCATACTAGGTGTTTTGTTTAGAGTAAATGTAGTCGTTCCACTATATGTAAAAGTTTGTCTAATTAAAGACTTGTTGTATTTGTTAGATATATCCCTTTTGATACTTTCTGGAGTAAAAGGTAAAAATTTAAGAGTTTCAGCATAGTATGCATACCTTGCTTTTCTTAATTCACTGTCTGATAGTAGATTTTTTTCATTTTGATCACGCATATTGTATATGCCATTTGTTCTCATCCATGTTCTATTTTTTGTTTTACCATAATCTGCAAGTCTTAGAACTGTAGCCGCCTTAATACACTTTTCGTTATTCATATCACTGCGTTTGATCATATCTGCTACTGTATCATATGCTTTTGTTTTAATATGAGGTAATAAATTGTACTGTCCTTCTACTGCATCTACATTAAACATGTTTCCTGTAGCCCAATTTAGCAATACAATTCCGTCATAAACACTTTGACTAATAAGTTTTATATCATTAGACTTTATTTGATTCTTAACCAGTCTTTGTTGCTTGTCAAATTCAGTAATCCATAAATCATATGCTTGCTGTTCAGTAATACCTGTATCTACACTGCTTTCACCATATGCAAAACCATTGAAACCGTTGTATCTAGCAAAGTTAAGTGCAACCAATTCACAATTTGCACTAGCGTTAACGCTGTCTATTTCTAATTCTGTGTGATACAAGTGATGACTTTGTACAACAAAGTCTTCCCATACAGTTTGATAACGTCTTGCTACACTATCTAACGACATTAAAATGCACTCCCGTTTCTTGGATTGGTGTTTCTACTTGGTGTTTCAAAACCGCCAGTTTGTGTGCTACTGCTATTTGGATTATTAGGTGCAGTTTGATTGTTATTTTCTATCTTAGATACATCAATGTCTTTACCTGATAAGTTTCGATCACTACTAGCGGCGGCTCCTACTTGACCTTGTTGTTCAGTATGCCCACCCCAAGGTTCAGCTTCTGGAACTCTACCAGTAATACTTTGTTTTACAGTTCTGTTTACACTTATGTTGTTGTTTGTAGTTTTTGTTGCTTCCGATGCTGGCGGACCGTTCAAATCTATCAAGGCGGCAGTAGTTCTACTGTTGCCAACAGCTTTTAAATGTAGATTTAAATCAGTTGTAAGTTTTATGTCTTTGTTACTGTGCAAGTTTACTTCACCTGTGGCTGTTTCCATTTTTATTCCGTCACTGCCTCTTGCTTTAATATTAATTGCATCAGCATCTAATGCAAAATCTCCACCAACATGGAAGTTTAAATCATTTTCTGTATGCATACTGATATCACCACTGCTATAGATATCTATTTTGCCATCTGAACTTAGTTGTACCCAACTGTTTCCTGCTTGGTTTATTACATATACAATACCTGCTGTATCATTAAACAACATTTGAGCACCACCAGCACTGCGTAATCTCATAAGATTACTTTGACCAGGTTGTCTATCTTTGTCTGGTGCTAAACTTGTTTCACTTTTACTAACTGTTCCGTCGTCCATTACAAAACTATGTCCAGTTGGAGTATTAAAACCAAATACATTGCTAGGAGATTCTCGTCTTGCACTACTACTGCTTAATCCTCTTACACTGTCTAAACCTAACCCTTGTTTTGCTAAGGCACCTGCTAACGGATGTCTGGGTCTGGCGTTTTTATCTTGTGTTTTTGTTACACCACTATCAAATGTTGGTCCAACTGAGTTGCCTTCACCTTCTACATAGCTAACTGCATTGTCTGGATAACTGCTATTTCTTGTTGTGTCAGGTAAAATCCCTACAATTATGCCTTCTTGGTCTTGTCCTGTAAATGCAACCAGTACTTCTGTACCAGGTGCAGGAGGATGAGTACTCATACCATAACTTCTAGTATGATCATCACCTTGATAAGCGCCACCATAAGGTTGCATGCGTCTTACTCTTGTATATTTTTGTCTTGCATCTTTGCTTTGTACATCTGTTTGGATTATATTACTTCCAATCATGTCAACATACATATAGCCTTCGTATCTGTCATCAGCAACATCAACAACTTTAGCAAGTTTTAGTCCTCTAGGTGGATTTAAACCAGTTACTGGTGCATCAGTAAATTCTCTTGGTGTGGTGTTGTCAACACCTGGTCTGTTTGTACCTCTTCTCATACTCATGTCAGTTTCTTTCCAAATGTTTGCAACCATTTAGGTGCACCTGCATATCTCTTAGAGTGTCCACCCCAAACAGCAACTGATCCTTGTCCATACTTAGCCGCATTATCCATGTGGAACATGTCGTCTCCCATATAACCGTTGCCTGCTCCAAATCCTGTTACACCTTGTTTTCTAGCTGATTCAAAAACTGCTTGAATATAAGGTAAATCTGCTTCATTTCTAGTGCTTAGTCTTCTTCTATTAGCACCAGTGCCTACATACAATGCAACATCTGCCGCATGTCCGCCAGTATGCCTATCACTTGAACCACTTGGTCTACCAGTTGTATCATCTTGTCCACCACTGCGTACTTGTATGTCTACTCCTGTTTCAGCCGCTACATTTGTTAACATCTGTGCCAAGTCTGGAGCAACTGGTAGTTTTCTAATACCTGCAACTGTTGCCTGATCTTCTGTGTATGTACCAGGTGCGCCACCATTTAAGTTTGATAATTCACTGTCAGGAGTTAGATCAGATTGGTCACCTGTACTCTCTTCTGTTGGAGTTTGATCATCTGCTCCATCACCTTTGCCTTCAGTTTCCTCCGAATCTTTGTATCTCTCTGCTAGACTTTTTACTTCAGTATCAGCTATGCGTCCACTCATTAGTTCTTCAATTACAAATCCTGTGTTAGTATTGGTATCTCTAAATGATTGTAGTGTCATTGTGAATTGACCGTCGCTGTATACAGCATCTACTCTCGTAACTCTATACATGCCTATAATACCAAAATTCATTTTATCAGCATCCATAAATCCAGAGTCTGGTTGTGGGTATGTAGGGAAATTCATATTTAAGAAATAGTGTACGCCACCTCTAGCATAGTTGGCTCCATTTCTGTATGTGTTTTCACCTTTAGGTGCTCCTAACCAATAAGGATCACCTCTAATAGAAATCATTTGCTGTACTAAATCAGCCATGCTGTTTAAGTTTAATTCTACTGCACCCAACATAAAAGCACCTTGATTTTTTGTGTCAGGTGTAGCATCACCAGTTGCTTTACTTTTTACTATGTTTGAATCAAAACTCAGTGGCATCATATTTTGCGAAAGTTCATTTGTTTGTTCATAAAATTCGCTTTGTGTCATATATCGATTTGTAACAGGTGATTTATTCTTTGGTTCTGTTTGTGGTCTATTTTTATATGCTTCATTGTATGCTTTGTCAGCCGCTACTTTTTGCGACTCTAGTCTCATATATTCAAGACTTGATTTTTGTATTGCATCTTTTGTTTCTGCAATTTTACCTTCAAAAGCATCATTATTTCCAAATCCTGATCCTGGAGGAAATGGAGAATTTTGATTTAATTTTTCTAATTCATTTTTAAGTTTAGTTTGATTATCTCTTGCTTCATTCATTCTTGTTTGAATATTCATTTGTTCATTACGTAATCTATTAACCAGTTCACCTGGCCCACCTTCTCCTGATTGAGTTTGCAGTCTTGTCATCATTGCACCGTGGTTAATAGCTTGCAACTGAAAGTATGTGTTTTGTAAACTTATATCTAAATTCAGTACTTCAGTATTCAACCCTGTATAAGTGTAATCAAATCTTTTTGCAAGTAAACCGTTTTTAAATATCTGCCCTACTCGTTTTTTCTGTAAGACAGGATCGTTAATTACTTCTTCAAAACTAATTGGATCATGTATAAGCTCAGATACTGTATATGGTTTTATATTGAATGTTATGTGTTTTGAATAAACCTTCCTTAAATCGTCGTAGTATAGATACTTGGTTTCAGTTTCAAAAACATACCAAGCACTTAGATCTGCAAAAGTTAGTGCTTTTGCTTCTCCATCATTTTCATTGTCTTTATGAAATCCACCTTTACTAGTAGGAAGTTTTCTCATATTTGCCGTATGCAATAATGCAGTCACAATAGCATCACTTATAGAAGTACCTTTGTCAAATCTAAATGTAAGTGTTCCTGATCCAGTAACACTAGTACTGCCTAGGTCTAACTCCATTCCGCCGTTTGTACTTGCACCAAATTCCCATTTGTCCCAGCCTCTTTTTTTTGCTTCATCTGTTAAACCAAAAACATATTCTGTAGGATATCTTTGGTTTACACTTTTTGCTAATCGTTCAAGTTCTTGTTTTTCAACCACTTTTTGGAATTCTGTTAGAAATTGTCCAAAAGTATTTGCAACTATATTTCCACTATCCATTTTTAAATGTAGTTGCTGTGGTGAGAACGCTTCTTGATGTGTTTCTATTAGATCAGCTCTATATGAAGTTGCACCCTCACTATAATCAAATGTTAATCCAGTCATTGCACACACATAATAAAAAGGACCAACCATATCTTCATCTGTTGTACCGTCTGGGTTATAGCCTATAAATTTTAATTCTAACATATAACAAGCATGCAAATGGTTTTCAATGCCCAATCTGTTTGCGGCTAGTATAATTCTGTTAAAAAATGTAGCTCCGCCTGGTTCAACAAGATTAATGCTGAACATATTAGCAAGCCCATTTCTATCTCTGTTCTTTTTGAATGCCAATACCAATGATTGATTTACAGTTTGTATGTTTATTTCACTTTCTACTCCAGACTCTGCCATAACCACAACTCTATTGGAACTAGGCTTTGAAAGCTGTTCAAACTTGTGTGCTTCATCTGGATGCACCATCATCATCTTCCACTTGTATGTGTAAGAATCATACTGGTTTAAAACATTGTCTTGATAGTAATCAGTAAACGTTGGCGGCATTAGTTAACCCCTGATGACTTATATTCTTTTGGTGCACTTATTTCTATTCCAGCTTTAAAGTCCATTATAGGATCTCTGAGCTTATCTCTATTATAATGAGTAAACACCCACCATAATCTACTGTTTCCGTACATATCTTGTGCTAATAAATCAGGACGTCTATCATACTTTCCTTGTATAGTTACTGTAATTTGCCTATCACTTAGGTTATCTATATTGATTGGTGGATTATACAGTTCTAAGTATTTTTGGTTTACATTTGTCGCCGCATAGTTGCTGTTGTCTCTATATTTTAACATTAAATAAATCCTTGCTTGTAAGCGGAACCACTAATGAAGTTGTGAGTACTGTATTGACTCTTTTGTTTGTCAGGATTTTGTTGTACAGTAAGTCCTATAAACATATTCATTACCACTGGAATGTTACTGCCATCTACATCTTTTAAATCAGTTTGGCTGTCATAGTTGGTACTAAAACTTTCTACAACTACAGGTATTCTGTTAAACGACTGTGGACCAAACGCACTGAACAATAACACTGGAGGCGGAGTACCAGACGATGGCGACTTACCTAAGTCATTTATTCCAAAAAACATTTTGGTTACACTGCGTAAAAAATGTATACAAGCCAAAGTATATCTGCCTTCTTCATCTGTTACACTTGCAAATTGTGCATTCATTTGTATACTTGGACTTGGTGTATTTCTATATGCATTAAATGTATAATTTGTGTGTACCATGTCATATGGACTATAGTTTACACTTTGTGAAAATGTTATATCAGGTTGATAAGGAAACATAATTCCACCATGTTCTTTCAATGGTGTTAATAAACTGCTTGACATATATGTACCTACAGCACCTGGCTTGAGTACAAGTTCTGCTCTATTTTGGGCTTGTATTCCTTGGGACTCAGGCATTTAATTTATCCTTTATAAAAGCAAACATCTTAGGATTAACACTGCCAAAAAATTCCCTGAACTGCATCATCTTTTGATTGTCATTTAAACTTTCATTCTTCATAACAGTTCTAAAATCAGTAGCACTCATACCACCTTCTTGTATTGGCACTTCATAAATGTATGCTCCTTGGTCACTAGGTACCATTTCAGCACCTGGTTCGTAATCTCTAAGGAAACCTCCACGCTTTAGTCTGCCAGCATCTTTAGCACTGAATACTAGTATTACCGCTGTGTTGTTTGGGTCTTTACCAGTTAGTGTAACATCTGGTCTATAAGGCTGTGTTTGCACAACTTTGTCAGCAGGTATTCCAAACATACTTCCCATAATCATTTTCTTTTCATCAAATGTAAATGGGTCACGTTCTGGAGTTGCAGTTTTGCTAACTGTAGTAGCGATAAATACATTAGAGGAACCAAACTGTTCCACTAGATCCATGTAGACTTTATGATGACCTTTATGCATAGGCTGAAATCTTCCACCATAAAATACCGCAACATCACTAGCTACATCTTCTGTCAATTGTGCATATTTCATTACGATCTCCTATAGTTATATTTATAGTAGAAATAAATGGGTAGTTATTGACATATCGCAATATTGAGCATATACTGTTAGAAATCAAAGGAATAACAATGAGGAAACAAAATTATTTAAACAACAAAGACATGTTAAAAGAGATACACAAAAGCAAACTAAGTTTTTGTAGTGTCATTGACGATGATTATACAAGATTTGATGTAATTGTTGAAGACATAACGCATGTTAAAAATAAAGAAATAATTCAATTGGCAAAAGAGAATAGAGCCGCTCAATTGAGTAATCAAGCATATGAAGATGCTTATTGGACATGGCATGGAGATACTAGTAGGAAAACCAGTCAGAAACCAAAACAGATCAATTACAAGATAGACCCAGACACAATAGATGAACAAGACTTAATTTTCAGATTAATGACATTTGAACATGTGCCACTGGAGCCAGGCAGAAAAAGCAAACCTAAAACAACTGCGGATCATCATGCAAAATGTAACTTTCCACCATTCAAACACTTTGCTTACAAAGACGGTGAACTAACAGAAGTAGTTCGTAGTCATTGGGAAGGTGGATTTGACAATGGTAAATTTAATGTAGGACATGGCGCAGTAAGCAATAATCTTGCAAAGATGTTTATCAAACTGTGTGAAAGGTACAGCATGCGTAGTAACTGGCGAGGCTATACTTATGTAGATGAAATGCGTAGTCACGCATTATTACAACTAAGTCAAATCGGATTACAGTTTAATGAACTTAAAAGTCAAAACCCATTTGCATATTACACAGCCGCGGTTACCAATAGTTTTACTAGGGTGTTGAACCTAGAGAAACGTAACCAAAACATCAGAGACGATTTACTACAAGAAGCAGGACAAATGCCCAGCTTTACTAGACAGATTGAACATGAAATGGCTGAACGTGCTAAATGGGATGAAGCCGCCGATAAAGAACGCAAAGAACACGGGTTCAACGTTTAGGTTGACAATACATACATCAGAAGCTACAATGATAGAAGTAAAACTTCCTTGACTGGAGAATCATGACATTTTTTAATAAAGCCGCATGCTTTACAGACATTCACTTTGGAAATAAAAACAACAGTAAACAGCATAATCGTGATTGTGCAGAGTTTGTTGATTGGTTTATTGAACAAAGCAAAGACTGTGAAACTTGTATATTCCTCGGCGACTGGCATCATCATAGAGCTAGTGTAAATGTAAGCACACTCAATCACAGTGTAGAAAATGTAGGCAAACTAAGTCGTGCGTTTAAACATGTGTATATGATTATGGGCAATCATGATTTGTACTACAGAGAAAAACGTGATCTAAACAGTTTACCTTATGCAGGACTATTTGAAAATGTAACACTGGTAGAAGATGCACTTGTAAAAGATGACGTTGCATTGATTCCTTGGCTAGTAGGAGACGAGTGGAAAACACTACAGAAAACAAAATGTAGATATATGTTTGGACACTTTGAACTTCCTTACTTTAAAATGAATGCAATGGTAGAGATGCCAGACCATGGCGGTAT